AGATCGTCAAAAAGTTTGACGGCGGAATCCTCGAAGACCTGCTCGACGACTGGCCGCAATGGGGGAGGGACGATCAAACGCCGCCGCCTTTGAGCGACTGGGAAATCTGGCTGGTGCTCGGCGGCCGCGGCGCTGGCAAGACGCGCACCGGAGCCGAGTGGGTGAAGGCGCGGGTCAAAGGTAATTTCGATCTGGGCCTCAAACCCGCCGAACGCGTAGCACTTGTGGCGCCCACCCTTGCGGAGGCACGCCATGTGATGGTCGAAGGCAAGTCGGGCCTGATGAGCGTCTACGAATTCAGCGAGCCGGAGTTTCGCCCGCATTACGAACCTTCGAAGCGACTGCTCACCTGGCCCAATGGCGCGGTGGCGCAGATCTTCTCCGCCGAGGAACCGGATTCGTTGCGCGGACCGCAATTCGATCTCGCCTGGTGCGACGAACTCGCCAAGTGGAAACATGCCGAAGCGGTCTTCGACATGCTGAAATTCTCGATGCGCTTGAGCGAGCGGCCCTTGACCTTGATCTCGACGACGCCGCGCCCGATCCCGCTGCTCAAGCGCATGCTCGCCGATTCCGCGGTCGGCGTGACGCGCGCCGCGACCTTCGCGAATGGGAAGAATCTGGCGCCGAGCTTTCTGCGCGATGTCATCAAGCGCTATGGCGGGACGAAGCTCGGGCGGCAGGAATTGGACGGCGAACTGATTGCCGACGATCCGGATGCGCTGTTCAAGCGCGACTGGATCGAGGCTTCGCGGGTTCGTACCGCGCCCGATCTGCAGCGCATCGTCGTGGCGGTCGATCCGCCGGCGGGGCAGGGGCGCGGAAGCCGCTGCGGTATCGTCGCCGCCGGGCTCGGCCGCGACGGACGTTGCTATGTGCTCGACGACAAAAGCGTGGCCAGGCGTTCGCCCGCGCAATGGGCGGCGAAAGTCGCAGCGCTCTATCGGCGCCGCGAGGCGTGCCGCGTGGTGGTCGAAGTGAACCAGGGTGGCGCGATGGTCGAGGCCGTGTTGCGCGAAGTCGATCCGGGCATCGCGTTTCGCGGCGTCTATGCCTCGCGCGGGAAGGCAGCGCGGGCCGAACCGGTTGCGGCCTTGTACGAACAGGGCCGCGTCGCGCATGTCGGTGCGTTCCCGGAGCTCGAGGATGAGTTGTGTACGTGGACGGGTGCTGCGGAGCAGAGCCCGGATCGACTGGACGCCCTCGTCTGGGCGGTCAGCGACCTGATGCTTCGGCCGAAACAGGCGGAGCCGAGGGTCAGGGTGATTTGATACTCGCCTCTCTTCCGTAACAAACCTCCGTCATGCCAGCGAAAGCTGGCATCCATTCCTCCGCAACGCGGGAGTCGGCCAATGGACCCCAGCTTTCGCTGGGGTGACGGACGAGTGTGCCACCTCCCCACAAGGGGGAGAGAATCGATGGAGATACTTCATGCTCAAATCTCTTCGCCGGATGCTCAGGGCGCCGGAACAAAAGCGCTCGGCAGCCGGTGCGCTGGTGGCACTGCACACCGCCGGGCGCCCGGTCTGGACATCGCACAATTATACTTTGCTGACGCGCGAAGGCTTCGCCGGCAATGCAGTCGGCTATCGCTGCGTGCGCATGATCGCCGAAGCCGCGGCCTCCTTGCCCTGGCTCCTCTACGAAGGCGAGGCCGAGCGCGACGATCATCCGTTGCTGCATCTGTTGCGGCGCCCGAACCCCGTGCAATCGGGCCGCGAATTGATGGAAACCCTCTATGGTTTCGTCGAAACCGCCGGCAACGGCTATCTCGAGGCGGTGGCGATCGACGGCGAGATCCGCGAACTCCATGCCCTGCGCCCCGATCGCATGCGCGCCGTGCCCTCGCCGCAAGGCTGGCCCGAGGCCTACGAATACTCCGTCAACGGAGCATCATTGCGCTATCGCCAGGACGGCAAGGTGCCGCCGATCCTGCATTTGAAGCTCTTCAACCCGCTCGACGATCATTATGGGCTTTCGCCCTTTGAGGCGGCGCAAAAGGCGATCGACACGCACAACACGGCGGCCGCCTGGAACAAGTCGATGCTCGACAATGGCGCGAGGCCTTGCGGCGCGCTCATGGTCAAGGACGCCGCTGGCGGGGACGGTCTGACGCCCGAACAATACGAGCGATTGAAGAGCGAATTGGACGAGAACCATCAAGGTGCGTACCGCGCCGGACGGCCATTGTTGCTCGAAGGCGGCCTCGAGTGGAAGGAGATGAGCCTCTCGCCGCGCGAGATGGATTTCATCGAGGCGAAGAACGGGGCGGCGCGCGATATCGCCTTGGCCTTCGGCGTGCCGCCGATGCTGCTCGGCATCCCGGGCGATAACACGTTCGCCAATTATGCCGAGGCCAATCGCAGCTTCTGGCGCATGACGGTGATTCCCCTGGCGCTGCGTGTCGCAGAGGCGATGGGGAACTGGCTGGCGCCTGGATTTGAGGGATCATTGCGGCTCAGCTTCGATTTCGACCAGGTCGAGGCGTTGTCGCCCGAACGCGAGGCGTTATGGGCGCGCGTTGGCGCCGCCGAGTTCCTGACACTGGACGAGAAGCGCCAGGCTGTCGGGTATGGCGTGTTGAAGGAGTGAGCCTCAAATTTCTCCCTCCACCGCGCGTCAGCGCGGGGAGGGTGGACGCCCGAAGGGCGGACGGGTGGGGAAGACCCACCGATTCCGCTCAATTCAGAATGCACTGAGACACCCCACCCGGCGCTACGCGCCACCCTCCCCACCTGCGGTGGCGGAGGGAGAAAAGGGGAGGGGAAGAATTCACTGGAGATCTTTGCAATGCATCATGCCCGGCTGGGACCGAAGGGCACGCGCCCGCTTGCCGTGTTGAACGATACGGGCGTCTTCGTCGGCTATGCGGCGCTCTTCAACCGTGCCGACGCGACGGGCGACGTCATCATGCCCGGCGCCTTTTCGGAAAGCCTGAAACGCCGCGGCACCGACAATGTCCGCATGCTTTTCCAGCACGATCCCGCCGAACCGATCGGCGCGTGGGTCGATCTGCATGAAACGGCGAAAGGCCTCGCCGTGCGCGGGCGGCTCAACATGGGCGTGCAGCGCGGCCGCGAAGTGGCGGCCCTCATCGAAGGCCGCGGCCTCGACGGCCTGTCGATCGGCTTCAAGGCGATCGCCGCGCGCCGCGATCGCGCCACAGGGTTGCGGCGCCTCGAACGCGTCGATCTTTGGGAAATCTCGCTGGTGACCTTCCCCATGCAGGAGGGCGCCCGCGTCAACAAGGCGAAGGCCCTGGCCGACTGGCAGCGGCTCTTCGCCCCTTCATCAGCACAAGGAGCATTTAGGCATGGACATCGAAACAGGACTTGAGACCAAGATCGCGCGCGCCGGCGGCGGCGCCTTGCAGGATGAGATCATGCGGGCCTTCGAGGCCTTCAAGGACGCCAATGACGAGCGCCTTAACGAGATCGAGCGGCGCATGGGCGCCGACGTCCTGATCGAGGAGAAGGTCGACCGGATCGGCGCGACGCTCGACCGCACCAAGGCGCGGCTCGACGAATTGACACTGAAGGCGCGGCGTCCTGCACTCGCCCGCGACGAACAGGCGGCACCCGATGAACGCAAAGTCGCCTTCGAAGCTTATGTGCGAAAAGGCGAGACCGGTGCGCTCGCCGCGCTCGAGCGGAAGTCGATGTCAATCGCGAGCGACGCCGATGGCGGCTATCTCGTGCCCGACGAGACGGAGGCTGAGATCGGCCGGTTGCTCGGTCAGAATTCGCCGATCCGAGCCATTGCCGGCGTCAGGCAAGTGTCATCGGCGCTTTACAAGAAGCCCTTCGCGTTGACTGGCGCAGCAACGGGCTGGGCCGGCGAAACGGCGGCGCGGCCCGAGACCAATGCGCCGACGCTTGGCGAATTGCAGTTCCCGGCGGCCGAACTCTACGCCATGCCGGCGGCGACCCAGGCCTTGCTCGATGATTCCGTCGTCGACATGGATCGCTGGATCGCCGAGGAAGTGCAGGCGGCCTTCGCCGAACAGGAGACGCAAGCCTTCGTATCCGGCAATGGCACCAACAAGCCCAAGGGCTTCCTCGACTATACCAAGGTTGCGGACGCGAGCTGGGAATGGGCGAAGATCGGCTACATCGTGACCGGCGCGTCGGGTGCGTTTGCCGCGTCGAATCCCTCCGACAAGCTCATCGATCTCGTCTACGCCTTGAAGAGCGGCTATCGCCAGAATGCCCAGTGGGTGATGAACCGCAAGACGCAAGCCGCGATCAGGAAGTTCAAGGACTCCGACGGAAATTACCTCTGGCACCCGGCGGCGACGGCGACGGGCAAGGCGAGCCTGATGAGCTTCCCGATCACCGAGGCCGAGACCATGCCCGATATCGCGGCCGATTCATACGCGGCGGCCTTTGGCGATTTCAAGCAGGGCTATCTGATCGTCGATCGCGTCGGTGTGCGCATTCTGCGCGATCCCTATACGGCGAAGCCCTATGTGCTGTTCTACACGGTGAAGCGTGTCGGCGGCGGGGTGCAGAATTTCGAGGCGATCAAGCTGCTGAAGTTCGGCACGGCGTAAGGAGGCGCGACCAACTCCAAACCGTCATGCCAGCGAAAGCTGGCATCCCCTGACGCGGCGCCGCTAGCGGAAATGATTCAGGGGACCCCAGCTTTCGCTGGGGTGACGAGAGAGAGTGGCTGACGCGTCGGCGCAATCACGCCGGCGCGATGCGGTGTTTGTCCCACCAGGCTGTCAGCGCCGGCGCGGCGAAGTTCAGAAGGTAAGGCCACATCGCGTCATCGGCGTCGACGAAGCTGATCGCGATCGACAGGATCGCGGTCAGCATCAACAGCCCGAGCCTGATGCTGGCATGGCCGATATGGCGATGCGCTTCCTTGCCCGGAGCCGTGATCGCCATGAGCCAGCTTGCGAACGCGCACAGGAAGATGTTGCCGGCATAGACCCAGATGGCCGGCGCCAGTTCGCCGTGATCGGCGACGATCCGCGTCGAGATCGGAATGCCGGTCATGGTGAAGAGATAGAGCATCCAGGCCGAGACATGCGCCCCGGCCGGATCGTCCTTGCCGCGCATCGACACGACGCCGCGCCAGAACAGTGCGAGCACGAAAAAGCTGATGAGATAGGCGAGCAGGGGATCGGAAAGCCCGACGATCGCATCGAGCAATTCGGCAGAAGTATTGAACTTGAGATCCTTCGGCATGGCGAGGTCGATGACGAGGATGGTCATCGACGTGGCGAAAATGCCGTCGGTCAGGGCCTCCATGCGCGAGCGGGGAATCACCAGCATCGCTGCGAATCTACCAGAAGCATAAGGAAAGCAAATATGCATGCAGTCTTGACATCGCCGCCGGCGATCGAGCCGGTGAGCCTTGCCGAAGCCAAGGCGCATTTGCGTGTCACGCACGCCGACGAAGATGCGCAGATCGCGCGGCTCGTGACGGCGGCGGGGAAAGCCGTCGAACGCCGCGCCGGCCTGGCATTGATCGAGCAGGGCTGGTCGGCCTTTGCCGATGACTGGCCGAGCGA